CCCCCATCTACCACACGCCCTTTGGGGTGGAATGTGGTAGCAAGCCCTCACCTAATCTCGCGCTTGTTTGGGCGGGACGAGGAAAAGAGCCAGGTTGGTCCGTATGGTGTCCGCTAGATCCGGTTTACCGGTCTTGTGCATCATACGTTTGACTCGCACACTAGTGAGTCGATCAACCTCGGGCAGGCAAGCCCATCCGGGCGTTATGCCTGTGGCTGTACTAAACGTCTTTTGGACGCTTTCGTCGTCATCTCTACGGAGAGTGACGCCGAGTCCCATAACACACCCTTGGAGGACAGATAACATTACACCATCCCAATTTACATCGTGACGGCATACGTACTGTCGGGTCTTCCCCTTGCGGGTGACCTTCCAGAAGGTGCGTTTCGGTGATGGGTCCTGCTTCCAGTAGTTGAAAGCGAGAACCGCTGCGCTGCCGGCGCCTAGCTCCATGCGTCGACGCAGACTCAGTAGCGGCCTTCGCGGCCACCGAAAAGAGTCGAGGACGTCTGCTGGAACATGGACACCTTCTAGGTCCGCCATATATGAGGGCACCGGGTACCGGGCCTCTTTAGGGACGGATTCTAGAATTGCATGGATCGCACGCGGAACAGGCAAGCCTGTTTCACACGACCACCGATTGAGTCGGTTGGCTAGACCGATTCGGTCTTGCACATTATCGAGTTGCTCGATATAGCAAGGACGACAAGGTTCGCCACGGTACCAGTCGGCACCACAGCTTTCCCGGAAAGGACCAGCACCAAAGGACTTATCCTTATTGACAAGGAAGCCACAAAGTTCAAGTGCGGTGATGACTTCATCATAAAGCTCACGCTTGACGATTATATCATCCCCAAACACAGAGAACTTATAAATTTTCCTGTGGCCGCTCCACCTCCGGAAGCTCACACCGTGCATCTTGTACACAGCACAAACGATAGAGGAGAAGATAAGCGTTTGTAGGGGAAATGTAAATCCATTCCCCATCGTCGAGAACATGCTTAGCTCTATAGCGTCACCCTTGTAAAGGGTTGCTTTTGAGCGCAGCATATCCATCAACCAGAACCAGTCGGGGAGGTGAATAAAAAGCCTCTTAACTAGCTCCGACGAAATAGTGTCCGATGCCCACCGTAAATCTATGGTGGCCAAGGAACCATCTCGCGATCCGAGTAGGGCCAACGAGCGGTTTACATCCTGCTGCGTCTCGATATTAATACCGATTCGCTTAAGGACTTCGCCGAACGCTAAGCCTGTCGCCAATTGTAATTCCATATTGGTTGACGGCTCGGTACAGATGGTGCGGTTAATTAGCCGCGTCTTAGGAACAGTACTCAGGGAGGATAGTGCCTCAAAATCGTCTAAATCACCATATACACGCCTACGCGCCACTTCGGTGGCACAAGCGGTCGGGTCATGGTCGATCAAGGATCGATAAAGACGATAGACGTCCCTCGATGAAGCCGTGCGGGGACCATCAGCGGTTTTACCGTAAAAATCTTTACACGGTGTACCACGTGAGGCCCCCGGGCCGCACTTGAGGGAATTAGCGAGGTAGTTAAAGTTCACATACTCGCCAATGCGATAGGGGTCTGGAGAGACTCCGCCACGCATTTCCGGGGCCGTGAACCACTCGTAGAGAAGCTGGGAAGCTTCCTGCAGAATGAGTTCAAGGTGATCTGGTCTGGTCCACGATGAAGCTAGGATAGCTTCAGATGACTTCCGACATCTGCTATTAGCGAGCCGAAAGTTGGCGATTGTATCGCTCTCTCGGGTGGTCGCATCAGCAGTAGGAAGCACATTACTAGGACCCAGATAACGCTTACCAAAACCAAGAAGCTGCTGCCTTGCGGCAAATGCTTTCGGTTCAATAGGCGTGACCATAGACAAATCAGGATCTGATTCGTCTGCCGGATAACCCACATAAGGAAGTAGGTCGTCATGGAGGGCACCATAAAGGATATCATAAAGAGCCTGGCTAGTATTCATGGAATAACTCCCATTGGGGTTTAAGATATTACAAGGATGAGGTCTAGATTGCTCTAGAACACACCGGTAGTAACCATGTCGTAGATACCTTGGAGCTGATTGGAAATTGCTCCGCCGGCCATCGAAAACACGGTCTTGAGTTCACCTGAGTCATTATTGGCCCCAGCCGGGACCTTGACATTCAGGCGGATCTCGCACACCCGGTACTGGACACCGCTGTACCCGTTAAGGATGTTTACACCCTTGCGGAATAAAACGGTGAATTCATTCACCCCTGTCTGCGTGAACTGGGCCAAGTTTGCACTATAGCCCTGCGCAGCCTTCAAGACTTTCGGCTTTTTGACCGTCATCGTGAAGGGCTTCTCCGGCGAATGAACAGAGGCACCAGGTTGCGTCCCACCAAGGTTGGACACAGCCCACTGCTTCGCGTTCACATCCGGGGCCGAGTCGGTCACGAATGTATGAGTCGGAGAAGTAAGCCCCGTAATGGCAGCGCCAGTTAGCGGAGAGGATGGATTAAAAGACATTGAAGTCTCCAATGTAGGTTAATACCTGCGAGGTGCCCAGGATGGGCTAAGACCCTTCGCAAGCTGGTTTAGGGAGGGATTCCTTAATAGCCGACTTGCCACTAACGCAGCGACATTCGTCCCTTGTCCCAGGGTTGGGAGCTGAAGGGAGAGCCGCGGCGTATCAAAGCCGACCACGCGCGTTTGCACGAAGGAACGTGTGACGCTAGATTCACGCGCATAAACATTGCGACGATCATAAGGGCCCGGACCTACGACCTTAGGGTCAGTAGTCCTAACCATCTGTTCTTCGCGACGGAACGTATAGCAAGGATCGCTCCAGTTCGTGCGCGGGTAGAAAGCGACTTCCATATAGTTGCTTAAATCAAGGAAGTAGTCTACCAACCAGCTATAAGGAACAAGCTGGTATGCTGTGAGGAAAATGTCGGTCCAATCCGTCATCCCGAGCGTCTCAGGGACGGTATAACTAGACGCAACAGCTTCAGTGAGATTTGTATGAGCCACAATGGACTCTGTATACGTGGTCTCACGAGTCTCTGTACCACAAGCAACACGAGGACCGTAGGCAAAGGATTCTGCCTCGATACTCTGCTCAAACACCACCCCAGAGGAATAATGGAGCCTCCTCCGGTAATTGTTTAGGTGATATTGTGCCAAGGCCTCAGCCGCAGACTTTACGTCCGCAACAGTTGGCTTTACGGCAAACTTGTATGCTAACCACGCGTCAGCGGCAACCTTGCCAAGTTCGCGTGGGTCCCTCCGTTTCCACTTCAGCGCCTTGTCAAGGTACTTGGTGGTGACGGAAGAAAGAGACTCAATAGCATCCTTTCCAAACTCCAAGGATTCTCGGAGTTCACCTACAAACACAGGATAGTCGAAGGTGACGCCTTTTGAACGCTTAACAAGCGACGAAAGCGCCCTCGCATACACCTGGTTCCGCCATCGTGGTGTGCCTTGAATGTACTTCGTAGCACTTACAGGTACATAGCCAGTGGAGGTATACGTCTCGTTCGGAGAACGAGCGTCCCACTCCTCAAGATATACTGGACGTATGTCTGAAACACGATTATATATCGTCAAGCCATAGGATGTTACAGGCTTGGGATATACAGGCCACGGGGAAGTTATGAATCCCGATTTCTGTCTAGAAACGGGTAACGTAGCCGTGGTCGACGTATC